ACGTTTCCTTTTTCTTCGTCAAAACCTTCTTCTACGACCTGTCCACCAGTCTGTTTCTTTGCAAGAGTTGCAATAACCTCTTTATTTGCAAGAATAGCTGCTGCAACGTCCTGAAGTGCCATCTTCAATACTCTGGCATCCTGTGGATTTGCTTCCATCTCAGCCTTGATTTCAGCCCGAAGTTCTTCATTATCCGCAAGACTCTTCTGAGCACTAGCAAGAAGATTATTATCATCTTGTGCTGGTGGAGATTGAATAGGACGTTCTGGTTGCGGAACCAGGCCAGCTTGTTCTGAAACAACCAGAGCCTTCTTGACCATTTCTTTCAAGATATTGACTGTTAGCCTCTTGGACATCCTAAAATCCTACTTTTCTCGAAGACCCAATAGCTACATTGATTTGCTGGATGGCATGAACGAGATTGTCTTTTTTCGTTTGTAAGGCTTGGATACGTTTGTTGAATTCTTGAAAGTCGGACTTCGCTTGTCCCATAGAAATCTGACGAGCAATAACAGACGGATCGGAGTCACCAGTTCGCTCCATCCACTCTGAGATGGCTTCATCAGATGTTAAACCGATCCCATATCCTCTTGGATAATCGCCAATCATTCCACCATCATGAATTTCCCAGATACTAGGTCTCTGGGTAGGAGCTTCCATAGCCGTCAATTCTTCTTTAATCAGTTTCTTGAGATTTTCAACAGTAAGCTTTTTCATTACCACTCTCCTCTATGTCCCGGTTCAGGTTGCGCCAACGTTTTCAAGGCTGAAATCAATTGACAAGAACTCGAGGGTTCTGGTTGGTTGAACGTAAATCTTACCACGAATGGTCTTATTCTCGAAATCAGCCTGGGTGGTCGTAGAAGTATCGATACGGATAACGAATCTATCCAAACCACGTTGGTCCTGAACCTTCTTGAAGATTGGCTTGACCTGATCCGAGAACCGACGAAGTGTCTCTTCTTTGCCTTGCTCAAACAACACACGATTCGAGATTCTCTTGACCTCTCTGCGGAGAGTCACAAGAAGACGACGAACGTTTACACGTTCAAGAGCCGAATCTGCGTTAAGAAGCGTCTTTTGACCCCAAACAACTGTTCCTTCGCTTCCTGGGAAGGCTACAAGTGGGTTGATACGTTCATCATAGAGGTCGCCGAGGTTTGTCTCGTTGAGTTCATCTACTGCTTGCTGGGTGGTTTCCAGAGCACCTCTGGTAAAGCCGGCTGGTGCGAACCATGGGTAAGCCACAGCATCGTTTTTACCGAATGCTCCAAGAACAACAACCGAAGGTGGAACACGACGAATAACAGCATTGAAACCATCATTCATGTTTACATCTGGGAAGTAGGCAGCACCGAAAGAGGAGTTAAGTCCTCTGTTACGGAAGTTGTTTACCGTATAACGTACAGAGGTTTGCTGAGAACTTGCCGTGATAAGCAGGTTGGTTGTGTCATATTGGTCAAGATCCATCAAGAACAGGGCATCAAATCGATTTTCTACGACTTGAAGGGCTCGATCCGTGACGATAGAGTGTCTGATACCTGGGATTGCAAGGAGTTGAATATCAACTTCTGTTGAATCTCCGATGATATCCAGAGCTTTGTTATACGCAACATTCGTTGGACCATTGGAGGTTCCACGGTTCGTGTTGTTCATTTCTTCGACAATAGAGATGTTTGTAAGGTTCTTTGTGTCTTCATCAAAGATTCGAACACCATCAAATCCACCTTGCAAGAACAGAGAGAACTTGGCAAGTTGTCGAGCCGTTGGGTCTGTCAAGTCTGTTACGGATAAGGCTCGAGTGTAGTTTGCCGTGTCATCTGACAAACCACCACCCCGAACATAGCTCCAACTGGTGATTAAGGTTGAATCAAGTACAGTAGAGGAACCTGAAATGTATTTGACTCTGATGTTTTCAAGAGAAAAGGCATTTTTCCCGAAACGGTCTGCGTCAAGGATACCCATCGTTGTGGTATCTGCCGTTCCTTCATTGTCCATAACAACCACATTTTGATAATCGACATGGAAGTTAGGGAAGTAGTTGGCAATACCCATAACAGTCTCTTCTGGAACAAGACTCTTGTTCTTTTCAGAAACAGAGGTTTTGCGCTCAAACTGGACACCCCAGTAAAGTCCCTTATCTGCCACAACACTTGGCGAAGTTCCGCGAGTAAGGTTCTCTCTGAACGAAACTGGTACCTGAACCGTGTCATAAAAGACATTGGCCTTGGTAAAGGCAAGTACATCGGTAAGATTCTGCAAAGGAGCAGATCCAGAGGTTACAAGATGAGCATGTCCTCTGAAACCCATTGGAAGGGCTGATGCATCTAGCTCTGCATTCGTAACCTTATCAGCCATTTCAACACGAATATAGTTTGAAAGGTTTTGATAATCTCCAAGCGTTACGATCTTCTGAGCGCCAATAGAAGCGTCAAACTCGAAATATGTGCGATAATCGCCGATAACCTTTGCGATGTATCTTGGAGAACTTGGATTAAGACTCAAACCACGGAATGCCTCATAAACAACCTTAGCCTTGTCATTGTCATAAAAACTACGAACCAGAAGGTCAAAGGTTCCATATGGGTTGTTTCCGTTGCTGCTTGGGAAAAGATTCTCGATGGAAAACTTTACCCGCTTCTGTCCGATAGCACCATCATCCAGAGACCAAACTCGGAAGAGGTTTTGTGGACTTCCACCGAACTTCTGAGAGGTGATCCATGGGGTCTTTGCCGTGCGATAACGGTCTTCAAACCCTTCGAAGTTAGGAGCAATCGTGGAACCAGAGTTTCTCGTCTGACTTCCTGTTACTACGAACACGATACGTTCAAGACCAGTTCCGCCAAGACTTGTAAGCAGAATCGAGGATCCGGTTGGAACGGCAAGTGCTGCTGGCACTTGATATTCCGAATAAAGCAAATGTCCTGCTTTTTCAAGTTTCAGAGGGTCTTTGTTGAAAACCTTGCCAAAATAGTTTGGAGCGTCCACGTCTAGAGAAGCCGTGAGAATTCGGGGATATACAAGATCAGGTCCTTTGTGTCCGTTCAGCAACATAACGAACTCTTGCAAACCACCAGAAATCTTCAAAGAACCTGTCATGGCTCCTACAGCACCCGCTGGAGAGCCTACAGTGGCTACCGTAGGCGTGTTGCTGGTTACAGCAGGGTGACTAGCCGACAGAGTTACAAGCACGCCAGAAGGCGTCATAAGGACAGCACGGACTAGAGGAACACCAGCACCAGGAAGACCTGCGGCAGTCAGATAAGTCGAACCGTTAGATTCGCTCATAAAGACACCAAGGAAGGTTAGACGTCCTTCAAATCCACCTACGTTTGCATAGGCGTTGTTTGCAAGAGCACCGGCAGAAGCCTTTTGTGGTTGACGATCGCCAACGACAAAGCCTGCACCAGCAACTCTTCCTCTGTTATTTCCGCTAGTTTCACGGGTTCTACCCTCTCCGACGCCTAGAACACGTAGGAAGGTTGCAGATTGTCTATTACGAAGCCACTCTGAGATTGCCAGTGGACCATTATAGGCATCATCCGTTGGTGCTCCGAACCAGACGGCGAAATCTTGTACGGTTGCCGTGGTAACAGGAACGAAAGCTGGACCCATCTTGGAAGTACCGATTACTCCTGCTGGAATACCAATCGGTTGAATACTTGTTGGACCAGTTAGGTCAATCGTTCTTACCGCTACTCCGGGCGCTCTGCTTGTTTCAGTCATTTATTCACCAATATGTTCTTTATAACTATATCTTCTATTAGTTAGGACCAATCACTGAATTACTACGCCTTCACGAGTAATGATAAAGTCGATAGCGATAAACTCTACAGCTTTGATTGGGAAAAGCCTGATTTTTGCATTCATCTTGTTGTTTTCTCGGTCAAGTGCAGTGTTGTTCGTGGAATCACAGATAATCTCAAACTTCCGAAGTCCATCACGACTCTGAACATTCGTAAGAATTGGCGTGATATCCTTTACAAACTGTTGATAGATGGCAGGTGAAAGCTGTTCCCAGATCGTTCTGTTACCAACATCTACAACCTGTCTTTGCACGTCCAAGACCATTCTTTGTACCGAAATGGTGTCAAGTGCCGATCGGGTCGCATCCAAGGTCTTCTGCGAGAGAATAACGTAACTTTCGCGTGGGAACTTGATGATTGGGTTCACACGTACCTGATACATACGTTCTCTGTCAAGCTGTGAAAGATTGATTCTGGAAAGCTTTACAAACTCCAGAGCAGCACGGTTGAATCCAGCAGGAGCAAACCATGGGTAGGCAACCTTGTCGTTATATCCAAGAGCACCAAGGGCAGCTACCGAAGCTGGAACCGTTACAGTTCGTGCATTGGTCTTGTCCTCGATAACCACATCTGGGAAGTAGGTTGCTACAAGACTGTTGTCGATATTTCTTGACTCGAAAGCATTAGCCGTTTCTTCGATGTTGATTACGCTTCCGGTAGAAGCTGTTTCACCATCCCAGAGACGATTTGCGTTGGAATCATAGTTTGGAATATCCATGACATACATGGAAGCATTTAGTCCGGCAATACCGTCACTTACATAATCTGCTACCAAACTATCTCTCTGACCAGGAACAGCAAGAAGGTTAACGTTTGTCACGAACGGATTAAGCATGATATCAGCAGCGGTACGATACGAAGCTACTGTGTTGTTCACAATGCCCGTGCCATTTTGATTAAATGCAAATCCAGGCGAAGAGAATGCTGCGTTACAGTTTCCGAAAGTAGAACCACGAGCTTCCGTTGAGGTTGCTCTGTCATTCATTGCAAATGCGTTCTTATCGAGGATGTTTACACCATCGAAACCACCATACATGATGGTCGTGAACTTGGCATATCCAGTGAACTTGTTAAAGTCTGAACCAGATGACTTCTGAAGAATAGATGCAAGAGTAACACGATTTACCGATGGAGAAGGACTTGTGTCTGTAATGGTGTAATCAGATCCGTTGAGATTTCCGTTACGGAAATAAGCAGCTTCCTTCATATGAAGATCGGCAGAAGTCGTAATATCCGTTAGCGAAGCATTTCCAAGAGCCACCCGAGCAAGGGTGAACTTGTTGCTGTTGAATTTATCGGAATCCGAGCCTGTTACGACCGCATCAAGTTTCTCGATACCGAAGAACTTCGTAAGGGCTGGGATAAGAGGATTTCTCTCAGATTCAATGTTCGCGTTTAGAACATCGGTCGTTCTTTCAAACTTAACGCCCCAATACAGTCGAGAATCAGCGATTTCAAGAGTACCTGGGTTTCCAAGGAGCTTTGCAGCAGTCGTAGAAACTGCTCCACGAGTTACCTTGAAACGGTATGGAAGAGGAGGAATGATTGCTCCAACGAGACGCCCATCCGTTGAAAGTGGGTTGGATGCCGATGCTGCGAGACGAACGTTTGCGGAACCAGTGGTGTCTACGAGCAGTGGGTTGGTGTTAAGGAAGTTTGGACCTCTGAATCCGAATGGAAGGCACTCTGCTGGAAGCATTGCCTTTTCGACCTGTTCGTTCATAACAACACGGACAACCCTCGACTGATTTGGATATTTTCCGGTTCTAACAAGGCGGCGATCAGAAGTTTCTTCAACGTCAAAGTTGAATACAGCCTTTTTATCACCAACCACCTTACCAAGATAGTTGGAAGCGGCTGGATCAAGACTTACGTTGTTAAACTGTTCAACGATCTGTGGGCTAAAGTCGTCATCTTCAAACTTACGAACAAGAACCGTAAAGGTTCCATATCTGTATTGTGGATTAGAAGAAGCCACGAGATTGATAACAGAAACTTTGTATCTGCTGTTGGCAAAGGCACCATCATCCAAGGATTCAACCTTAAAGAGATCATATTCGATATTACCGAATGGCTGAGAGATGATCCAAGTCGTGCTTGGCGTCTTATAGCGTGTGTCGAAACGACCAAACATCTCACGGAACACAAGGCTGGTATCACCTGAGTTTACAGAAACTCCAGCCGATCCAGATAGAATGGCAATCTGACCAGAACCAGTGCTTACGTTTGCTACTTCTGCATCTACGGCATAGTCAGCATAAAGCACATGGCGGTCTTCACCAAACTTCTCTGGGTCTTTGTTTAGAAGCTTACCGAAGTAGTTGGTATCACCTGGGTCCATCGATGCCGTAAAGATACGAACGCCAGTAAACCCATCAGAGTTTCCAAAGGTTGCACCCTGAGACGTAGATACAGCAAGTTTAAAGTATCTGGTAGTAGAGTTGGCTGTTGCGAAATCCTCGCCAGCTACCGACCAGGAGCCAGTTGAGCTAAAAACCTGAATTCTGGTATCGTTAGCCGTGAAGATAGCTCCACGAACAAGATATACGGAATCTGAGGTTCCAGACAGATAGCTGTCATTATCCGTAAACATTGGATAACCAAGGACTTCAGACCCTGTAAGAACGTGTCTTGCGGCAAGAAACTGAACCGTTCCAACATGGCGACCGGATCCGGTAGCACCTGCTGGGTCAGCCGAACCACTTACCTTGAATCCGG